CTTTAGATCATCACACATGACAAAGATGGAAGAGTTGTTGATATCATACTTGATGATCTAAAGCAACCAGAATCAATTAAGAAAAAGATTACCGAAGAGTTTGAAACAGTTGTCAAGATGTTGAACTTTTCAAATTTAGCTGACGATATTTTCCGAAGATGGTACATTGATGGTAGAATTTACTATCATGTTATCGTCAACGAACAAAACCCTAAAGAGGGTATTCAGGAACTAAGATACATTGATCCACGAAAAATTAGAAAAGTTCGTGAGGTTCAAAAAGGTCGCGATGCAAAAACTGGCGCAGATATTATCAAGTCTGTTGCTGAATACTATCTTTACAATGATCGTGGTACAACCACACAAGCATTCACAGCGGCAGCTAATGCTGGCCTAAGAATTGCGCCAGAAGCAGTCATCAATGTCAATTCTGGCATGATGGACGCAAAGAACACATTTGTCATTTCCCATCTACACAAAGCAATCAAGCCACTAAATCAGTTGCGCATGATTGAAGATGCTGTTGTTATCTATAGAATTAGCCGTGCGCCTGAACGTAGAATTTTCTATATTGACGTAGGCAATTTACCAAAAGGTAAAGCTGAACAGTACTTGCGTGATGTGATGGTCAAGTACAAAAACAAAATGGTCTATGACGCAAACACAGGTGAGTTGCGTGATGATCGCAAGCATATGTCAATGCTAGAAGACTTCTGGTTGCCTAGACGCGAAGGTGGTAAAGGTACAGAAATCACAACACTTCCTGCCGGCCAAAACTTAGGTCAGATGGAAGACGTACAGTATTTCCAGAAGAAGTTACTTCAATCCATGAATGTTCCTTATTCACGTATGGAACAACAAAGTGGTGGAATGGTTGGTCTAGGTAGATCAACTGAAGTTACTAGAGATGAATTGAAGTTTAATAAGTTCATCACGAAGATTCGCAACAAGTTCTCACAGATTTTTGATCATGCATTGAAGACACAATTGGTTCTAAAAGGAATATGTACTTCAGATGAATGGGAAGAATTTAGAGATAAGATTTATTACGACTACAAGAAAGATAACAACTTCACCGAGTTGCGTGATGCTGAATTGTGGCAAAATAGATTGCAAATGTTGGGTATGGTTGATCCATATGTTGGAAGATATTTCTCACAAGAGTGGGTCAAGAAAAATATTCTTCAATTGACTGACGATGATATCAAGGCGATGGATAAACAAATTTCTAAAGAACCTGAACCTACTCCACTTGGACCAGATGGAAGACCATTGCCACCAGATCAAGGTCAAGAACAAGATCAGGAACAAGTTGATCCTGCTGATTTTCCACCTGAGGATAACATATCAGATCGCGGATCAAATGAATCCGATACACCAGAGCACGATGCGGTTGTATCGAGATTCAGTAGAGTGCTAAATAGAAAATAAGGAGATAATTATGGATGCAAGACAAGTAATTGATATGTTAGGTGCAGGTCAAAATGCAGAAGCAAAAAGTGCTCTAGAAGAGTTGCTATCTGCAAAAGCATTTGATGCATTAGAAGCTAAAAAACAAGACGTTGCTTCAACATTGTTCAACGGCAGAACTGAGGAACAGCCAGAGTCTGAAGAACAAGTTGAATCTGAAGAAGAAACACAAGGCGAGTAATGAAGTCACTGCAAGAATTCAAGCGTGTGGTTGAAGAAGAGAAACAAGACTTTTCAAAGTTTGATGCTTTGGTTCGTGCCGGATTAGGCAACAAAGCACAGATTCAACGTATGCACCAGATTCTAGCTAAGATGGAAGAAGAACGTCCTAATTTCAGTCAAGCAGATAGATCAATTATTCAAAACATTTTTATGAAGATGGTTGATCTCATTACAAATAATCCACAGATCCATCGTCAAGCACGTAAGTCTGTAAAAGAATCTGTTGTTGACACTAGCGATTTCAAATTATCCGCATCTGGTAAAAAAGTCAGAGCACACCGTATTGAATTTGATGATGCGGAAGAAGTAAAAGAAGAGATTATCTTAGATGAGAGTATCGCAAAAGATCCTCCATTCATACTAATACTAAAAAGAAAAGCGATTCGCTTATATCCCAATGGTATGAAAGTTGCTGTTTATCATAACGATAGATTGGATAAAGATTTTGCTATTCCCTTTACTCAAGATGATGCTGGTATGATTCAAGCTGAACAAATTGAACTTGATACAGGTGATATTGTTGAGCTTGATGAGGAAACTTTAGAAGCATTTCAAGCTGTGTACCTCAGTTTGACAGAAGAAAATCAAGAAAAGTTTGTAGATTTGATACACACATCACCGGAAACATTTGAACAAGCTAGAGAATTTGCACTTAGTAAAGTACAATGAATTTTATAGAACTTATATCACAGAATAAACTCAGTGAAGCAAGAGATTTTATCTTTGCTCACATGAACTCTGTTGTTGCAAAAAGGCTTGAGGAAGAAAAGCGAGCTATTGCGGTAGATATATATGATGTTGTGGAAGATTTAGATGAATCTAATATCGTGAAGCAGGGTAGAATCCAAAAGATTCGTAGAAGAATTCGTAGAAACGCTAAAGGAAGAATCGTTGTACAACGAAACGTTAGACGTTCTGCAATCAAAGGCTACAGAATTTCCGGCAATACTGTTAAGAGAATACCCGCAACAGCAAGAATACAAAAAGCTAGAAAGCTAAAGAGATACTGGAAAACAAAAGGTCGCGCTAGAATGAATAGAACATTGTTGAAAAGAAAAATGTCAATGCGCCGCCGCAAATCAATGGGAATACGATAAATGCCAAAAGAAATTAATAACACACTAAGATCGAAGTCTACGATCCGTGTAACAGGAAATACAAACACGTTGGTTACGTTGGCACAACTGTCATCTAACACACAGCTTGAAACTGTATCCGCAGCAGCAATTGCACACGTTTCATCAAGCAGTGATGGCACGTGGAGAGTTTATCGCGGTAATGATGCAACAGGAACACTTGTTCTTGAGTTGAATAAGAATCACACGATCAACTTAGAAGATATGGGCATCGGTGCAATTGCTAATGCAGCAACATCGAATGTATTCGCAACAAATGATGGAACTGGTGGCACATTGATTATGGTTATGAGCAAAACAGCAACATACAGTATAGACCTATGAAACTAATTACAGAAACAATTGAAGACGTACAGTACTTGACTGAAAGTGCTGAAGACGGCAAAAAGAATCTATACATTCAAGGCGTATTTCTGGTTGGTGAACAAGCTAACCGTAATCGCAGAATGTATAAGATCGGCACATTGCGTGAAGAAGTTGGGCGTTACACACAAGAGTACATCACAACAAACCGCGCATTGGGTGAACTAGGACATCCTGACACACCATCAATCAACCTTGAGCGTGTATGTATCAAGATTGAATCGCTAACTGAAGATGATCAGAATAGATTTATCGGCAGAGCTAAGGTTTTGGATACACCTTACGGTAATATCGTAAGAAACTTTATTGATTCTGGTGTTAGTCTAGGCGTATCGTCAAGAGGTATGGGCTCACTTGTCCAAGGACGTGACGGTATCAATATTGTTTCCGATGACTTCAGACTAGCTACTGCTGCTGACGTTGTTGCTGATCCATCTGCACCAGGCGCATTCGTCAATGGTATTATGGAAAACAAAGAGTGGTTGTTCATTGAAGGTCGTTTCGTTGAAATGGATATTGATAGAACGAAACAAGCAATACAAAGTGCCTCAAGAAAAGACATTGAAAAAGTGGCTGCTCGCCTCTTTGAAAATTTTCTAACGAAACTGTAAATTATATAAATAAACAAACAAAGGAGATTCCTAAATGGCTACTAATAAACTTTTTGAGGCTGCTGCTGAAATCCTTGCTTCAGGCAAGGGAAAGAATGCAATGCCTCCACAAAAGCTGGAAGGCGAAATTACAGATGCTGGTGGTCCAACACCAGAAAACGCTAAACCAGATGACAACTCACATAAGATGAGTTTCACATCCAAGAGTGCAACTGCACCAACAACTAAGCCTTCTGCTGCATCTAGTAAAATGGATTCTATGAAGAGTGAAGAAGTTGAGCAAGAAGAAAGCAATTTCGTATCGGAAGATATTGATGCGATCTTTGCTGATGACTCAACCATCTCTGAAGAATTCAGAACAAAAGTTTCCACAATCTTTGAAGCTCGCGTACTAGATCGCGTTGCTCAGATTGAAGAACAGATTGAGACACACTATGCTTCCATGTTAGAAGAAGCTGTTGAATCTGTCAAAGAAGAACTAACAGACAAAGTAAATGATTACCTTTCATACGTTGTTGAGCAATGGATGGAAGAAAATCAAATCGCTATTGACAATGGTATTCGCTCAGAGTTGGCCGAAGACTTCATCAATGGCTTGAAGAATCTATTTGCAGAACACTACATTGATGTTCCTGCTGAAAAAGTTGACCTCGTTGACGAACTAGCAGCTAAAGTTGAAGAACTAAGCGGCAAGTTGGACGAAGAAGTTGAGCGTTCTATTGAGTACCGTAATGCACTCTTTGAAGCTCATAAAGCTGAAGTAACCCGCGAAGTATGTGAAGGTTTGGCCGCGACACAAGTTGAGAAGATCAAAGCACTTGCAGAGAGTGTAGACTATTCCACAGAGGAAGAGTACAGAACTAAACTTGATACAATCCGTGAAAACTATTTCCCTTCCGGTGTAAAAAAAGCTGATGCCACAGCACTTCAAGAACAAGTAGAAGATGTTGCAGAAAAGAAAATAGTTTCTGATGCATTCATGAATTCTATCGTTCAGTCAATTTCAAAAACAACCCGAATCTAATCATATAACAAGGAGATATTAGATGTTTCTTTCCGAACAACTACAACAAAAATGGGCTCCGGTCCTAGAACATGCTGATCTTCCAAAGATCACAGATCCATACAAGCGCGCCGTTACTGCGGTCGTTCTTGAGAACCAAATTCAAGCGATGCAAAAAGACGCTGGCATTCTAAACGAGACTGCTCCAACTAACTCTGCCGGTACAGGTGGTTTTGGTGGTGGTGCAACTGCTGCTGGTCCAGTAGCCGGTTTTGATCCAATCTTGATCAGCTTGGTTCGCCGTTCGCTACCTAACTTGATCGCTTACGATATCTGCGGTGTTCAGCCAATGACTGGACCTACTGGCATGATTTTCGCAATGCGTTCTATGTATGGTACTGACCGTGCAGCATCAAGCGGCGCTGAGGCTTTTTACAACGAAGCTAACACTAGCTTCTCCGGTGAAGGTGCGCAGCAAGCATTGACGATGAAGTCCACAACTTCTGACGGTCCATTCCAGATTTTTAACGCTAACACAGCTACTGCAATGCCTACAGCTACTGCTGAAGGCTTGACTCCAGTTGAAATGGGCTTCTCTATCGAGAAAGTTACCGTTACAGCTAAGACTCGCGCATTGAAGGCTGAGTACTCAATGGAATTGGCACAAGACTTGAAAGCCGTTCATGGTCTTGACGCTGAAACTGAATTGAGCAACATCCTTTCTAGCGAAATTCTTGCTGAAATCAACCGCGAAGTTCTGCGTACTGTTTACACAGTTGCTAAGCCAGGCGCATTGGTTGGTACTACAACAGCTGGTACTTTTGACTTGGACACAGACTCTAACGGTCGTTGGATGGTTGAAAAAGTTAAAGGTTTGGCATTCCAAATCGAACGCGAAGCTAACCAAATTGCTAAGTTGACTCGTCGCGGTAAGGGTAACACCCTAATCTGCTCTTCTGATGTTGCTTCCGCATTTGCAATGGCAGGTCTGTTGGATTATCAATCTGCATTGGCTAGCCAAGTTAGCTTGCAAGTTGACGATACAGGCAACACATTTGCTGGTACAATGTTCGGTCGTATCAAGGTCTATATTGATCCATACTTCCCAACAGCATCCACATCTGAGTTCGCAGTTGTTGGCTACAAAGGTTCTAACGCATATGACGCAGGTATGTTCTACTGCCCATACGTTCCTTTGCAAATGGTTCGCGCAGTTGACACTAACACCTTCCAGCCAAAGATTGGCTTCAAGACTCGTTACGGTCTAGTTGCTAACCCATTCGCTGAAGGTACAGCGCAAGGCCTAGGTGCATTGAACGCAGGTAAGAACAACTACTACCGCGCATTCAAGATCACAAACATCATGTAATATTGGTGTAAAGTAAAGTCTACGTTAAGATAGACACTTCAAGGAGAGTTCGAAAGGACTCTCCTTTTTTATTTGTATAAATAGTATCATGACAAGTATAGCACTATCAAACACACCAGACAATCAGAACTTTCTACACCCGAACAAGTTCCACTTGACGTTCAGTAGAGTTCCTAATTTGCAATTCTTTTGCCAAGCAGTCTCGGTTCCTGGCATTTCTTTGGGCGAGATTCCAATCGTTACACCATTTGTT